TCATTTCTACAAAGATCTATAAAACTATTTGTAAGATCTTCATAGAAATCTTTGGTTCCTCTTAAATCTTCAATGTGTGGAGCTCCTCCCCACATTATAGGTACTCCTATATGTTCGGCAGCATACTGCATACACTGTGCAACATCTCTATATGGTTCTATTTCTAGAATAGGTTTGCCTTCTAAAATAACTAATAGGTCTACTGCCATTCCATAAAAATGCGAAGAATGCACTCCGTCTTGAGTAGCTCCTTTAGAATATAACAGGTTATGCATTTTAGTTGTTCTTCTTCCTTCAATTACTTGAAACTCAATGTCTGACATACCAATTGCATGTTGAACCATTACAGCAAGTCTACTGTCAATAGTTTCGAGCATCCTCCAAGAAGAATCATTTAGAAAAAATATTTGGTCTTTATAAAGTGTAGAAGAATCAATTACTTCCATTACTAACATTCTCCAGTCTTGTCATGAGCCTTTCAGCTCGGTTAGGTACTTGTCGATACCACTTAGAATCTCTTCCTTCTTCTGCCGCCTGTCTCCAGTTGCGCTGAGAAAGTTGAAATCTCATTTTTGTAAAGTATGCTAATCTTGATGCCCCAAGATTAAAACACATATTTACCATTATACGTTGGACTTCCTCCGGCCAGTTGTGCCATTGTCCGAAAAGTCTTTCGCAGTCCTCAATGGCAGACTGAATGTCTCGAGCGAAGAGTTCTCGGCTTCTCTCAGCTGTAATGGCTGTCCCGGGAGGTTTTCCAAATTCTTCATCTTTTGCTGTGACCAAGTGTCCGACACCAATAGTAGGGTATCCCAAGTGGTCGAGATAGACCTCCAGAACTTCTCCTTCATCTGCTTTAATTTCTTCATATAATTTTTCACGATCCATGTTTACTCCTGTAATCCGTGATGGCTGCTTTAATTGCATCTTCCGCTAATACACTACAGTGTATCTTCACAGGCGGGAGTGATAGTTCTTTAGCAATTTGGACATTGCTGATTTCTCCCGCTTCGTCAAGGGACTTTCCTCGAACCCATTCTGTGAGAAGTGATGAAGAAGCAATAGCACTGCCGCATCCGTAAGTTTTGAATTTAGCATCTTCAATAATTCCGTCGGGCGATACTCTGATTTGAAGTTGCATGACGTCTCCACACGCTGGAGCACCTGTGAGGCCTGTTCCGACATCTGGAGCATCTTTGTCAAGCTTTCCGACATTTCTGGGATTTTCATAATGATCTAGTACCTTTTCTGAATACATTTAAACCTCCTCGGCTACAACTCTACAGTTCGGCCAGTTCTGATTTACATTGCAATCAACTCTTTTAATTTCTACTGTAGTGCATCCGCTAATCAACAATACGAATACCACTACTCCTAGTCTCTTTCCTAAGTAAATCACTTGCTTTATACCTCCATACATTTGGTAGAAGCCCGTGAACAAATAGTATAAACGCTACTTTCCAGGCTCCGAACAAATGTTCGAAATAAGATTTATTTACCTCTTCGAGATGATTGTCCATCGCCATACCACATTCCTCCTGCAATACTTAGCACAGCAACTATAAAAAATATCATAAATATTTTATCTTCCGCTCCCATCAAGGGCATACCTTATAACTATAATAAAGAGTTATACCTAGCCCGATTGGAGCGATTAAAAATACTGTTAATAGTCCAACTATTCCCATTCACATACTCCATTTGCCGTGTGATACACTAAGCAATGTTCCTTTTCTTCAGGAGAATAAGTAGCGTAAGATATAAGCACAAGAATAAATACTATTGTAATAATTACGTCGTCAAAATCAAATGGAGTCATTAAGTTGCTAACTCAAAATGATGAGGATCTAAATGTAATCTTGTGCCGTTTTCTACACACCATTCAATATACCAATTTTGTAAATCTTCCATAAGTCCTTCATATTTTGTCAAGTCATCGCAATGCCATGCTCCGCCCCAGCGAATACCTACACCCAGGTCTTGAGCTGCGAATTTCATGCTCATAGCGACCTCATCGTAAACCTCGAACTCGGGAGAGATTCTTCCCTCCACGACAGGTACAATGTCCACTGCGGCTCCATATAAGTGAGCAGAATGTGCTGCGGATTGAGTTACTCCTTTACGAAAAAACTCATGCTGATCGTCAGAAGTTCTTTTGCCATGAATAACCTGGATTTCAATGTCTGAAATCGCTACGGCTCTTCGAACAACCTCTGCTAGAATAGGCTGTACACCTTCTAGCAGAGCTTCTGATTCTTCTGTTAAGAAGTATTTTTGGTCTGGATGCGTTTCTTTGTTGTAGTAATTCATTATTTATCCTAGCGCATTAAGCGTAACAAATATTGTAGAAGCTGTCCAGATGCATAGAAAATATATTCCATAAGTATTAATCGGTCTCCAGACAGAATTAGTACATCTTTCTTTCATATATGTTTATTCTTCCTCCAATTCGAGAATTCCTTGCTGTACAAGAAAATCCACTGTCGATTCTACTCCTGTGCGCCTGCCCAAATAAAAAGCATGAAGGGCACACCCGCACATACAGACAGCAAAAATTAAATAAGTACTAACCAAGTCAGTCTCCTTTTTTCGTTAAATGAATGGTATTTTTATGGGGATATTATAGCAAAATATACACCATCTGTCAAGAAATATTTTTTGGAGTACCACTTCTTAAAAATAATGCTTGACTTCGAACCTCACTTCGAATATAATATATGTCATGAAAGAATATTCAAAGCGACCATGGTCAATTCGAGAAAGAATGGTGTTGAAACAACACTATAGAACCATGTCTATGGAACGACTTATAAATGAACTGCCCGGTCGCACAGAAAACTCGATACGCAAACAAGTAGCGTACCTACGTAAAAGAGGTTGGAGTTTTTAGGCAAAAGGAGACCAATGCCAAAAGTGAGAGTAAGAAATAATAACGTAGATGCTGCATTAAGAGTTTTCAAGAGAAAATGTTCAGAAACATTGTGGGACTATAAACAAAAGGAATACTATGTACCAAGAAGCGAGAAGCGTCGACTGGCAAAGCAAGCAGCAATTGCTAGATTTCGAAGAAAGAGAGGAAATGATGAACGGGACAAATTTCGAACTCGTAGGTGATTTCATGGAGGCTTTCGGTCAGAAAGTCGAAACACAACCTACATGGCCCGACTTTAACACTCGGGAACTACGAGTAGATTTAATACAGGAAGAAGTGGATGAGCTTGTAGAAGCGATTGCACAAAAAGACATGGTGGAGATTGCTGATGCACTCACGGATATACTTTATGTGGTTTACGGAGCCGGTCATACATTCGGCATTGATCTTGATGAGTGCTTTGCTGAAGTACACTTGAGCAATATGAGCAAGCTCGGAGATGATGGAAAGCCGATCAAAAATGAAGCTGGCAAGGTAATGAAAGGCCCGGGGTTCTTTGCTCCTGACCTGGAAAGCATTATACTCAGTTCGTAAAAAAGGGGCCTAAAGCCCCTTTTAACGTATTAAACAAAGTATTCGTAATATATGAATACAAATAGTAAACCTAAAACTATTGCATAGATATCGTCCACCTGTGCCTCCAATAAAATATTTTTTTGTTTGCTTTGAACTGCCCAGATACTTGCTTTCAAGACCAGGGCAAAAAAAGTATTTGCTTTATGCCAAAAAGTGTGGTAAAATAAATACATTATTTGATGTGCAATCAAGTCAATCACAGATTATACTAACTAAAACGAAATCGTTTGAATTAGATTTATTCTGGGCGGGGCATGAGGCGAAGCCGTAGTGCCCCTAACCATAAATCTGAATGAAACTGATTTCGGGAGTACCAATCTCTAAAGGCTATTGCTTTTCAATTAAGTATTGATTGTGACGAATACTCATAATAAAGATAATTAAATAATTCGCTCACAATCAAACAACCCCGCTAATAATCATTCTACGATTATTACTACAAATCCGTCTACGATTCGCACAAAACCCTTCAAAATTTGCGCCAATTTCAAAATTCCTGATTAAATATAAATGGAATGACCATTAAGATTAACCATGATACAACGGTTATCATAAATTGTTCTAAATTTGCTCCCCATAGCATGGAAATGGACATAATTGTAACGTAGATCCACCAGCACAATGAGAGTATGTGCCACACGTTACGACCCCGCTACCGCTTCTGAGAGTCTTCGTAGAGTTTGCTTTGGACTTTTCTCGAGGCCTTCCAAGTCAGATACCTCGACTCCCAAAGCATCAGCGATATTCGAAACGATTTCAATTTTCGTGATAGGTTTCTCTCCAGTTTTTGAAACATAGACTTCACGACGATACACTCCCTCTCTACTTAACTTGCCAATGATTGACTTTTTACTTCGGTTTAATTCTTCGGCCAGCATTTCTACTGTAGCCATACATGGTTCGCCTGAGTACTTTTCAATCAGGTACTCAGTCTCCTT